ATTTTGTGTTTGTTGGTGCCTCGAAAGGACCTTCAGTTGTACGAGCAAATGCACTTGTTGTAGCTGACTGTAGAACTGTTAGCATTGTTGGTGAAACAACTGCCCAGTTACCTGCGCCACGACGTGTGCGTGCTGCGATTGTGTTTGCATTCTTGTTGATTAGAACTGCAAGTGCTGCGTGCTCGTCACCAACGAATGTTGCTGTACCACTTACACCTGCTTGGTTGTAAGTGTCTGTGCCACCTGCTAGACTGTTTAGAGATGCGATGATCTCTTGGTCGATTTCAGCAGTAATTTCTTGTGCAAGTGCTTGCATGATTTCTGCTTCAACGTCTAGTCCGTGCATTGACTGAGCATCTTGTGCTGATTCGAAAGTCCAACGTGCTGATAGCTTACGTGTTTTCGCTTCAACAGTTTGCTTTAGAACCTGAATGCTCATTTTCTTACCTGCTTCTGCTTCTAGTGCACTAGTTGCTTCTGCGCGGTTTGATGTTTCGTTACCTGAGTAACCTGTTGCGATTGCAAATGGTGAAAGTGCTTCATCACCTGCTGTTGCTGTGTCATATGACTCTGCATAACGTACACGTAGTGTGTGGATTTGTCCAACTGGTCCGCTCATTGGCTGAACACCAACGATTTCGTTTGCGATAACTGTTGGCATAACACGACGAATAACTGGTAGGATCACTTTGTTTAGTGACGCAATGTTACCTGCTGAAGTTGTACCTGCTGCTGCAGTTTCAGTTAGGTAGGATTTTGTGTTCTCAAGAACACTTTCCATTACTTTTGCTTTTGTACCACTTAGACCGTCGGTTAGTGCTTCTTTGGTAGCTGACCAATTTTCAAATAGGTTGTCTGCCATTTTCGGTCTCCTTAACTTATACCGGCTAATTTACGAAGGTTAACAATATCAGCAGTAGTATCAGCTTCTGCTGAACTGTTTGCTTTATCCCCAGTTACCTCTTTAGTAGATTCACTGAGTACCTTCTTAGTTTCTGGTTTTTTAGTATCTTCATTCAATACTGATGGTAGATACTTGTTGAATGCTTTTTGTAGTTCACTTGTTTGAGTGCTTTCTAAAAGTACATTCATAATTTCCTTTTGGGATTTGCTTAGAGGTGCCATCATTTCATTCATGATAGCTTTACGCTCTGCTTTATCTGCCACAATGCGTGCATTGCGTGCGGATTCTTTAAGCATAACTTCCTTTTCAGCAACGGCTTTTTTAGCTTCGTCTAACTTTGTACGAAGTTCGTTCATTTGCTTGTTTAATTTAGATACTTCTGTACCCTCATTAAGCATACTGCCCATGAATTCTGCTGCGAATGTTTCGAAGATTTTACGTCCAAATTCATTTTCTTTTGCAACTTGGATGTCTTCTCTTAGAGTTGTAAGTTCATTCTTGATTGTTGATTCAAGAATTGCTTCAACTTTTTTCGCCGCATTTTCTACAAACTTGCGCTTGGTTTCTGCGATAGCTTTCTTGCCTTCTTTGATCATTTTGACTTTTGCTTCAACTAGTGAGCGTTTGTCATCATGAAACTCATTAAGCTCTTTTGTTAACTGCTCAATAACAAAACCCTCTAGTTGGGCCATGTTAGTTTCTTGTGCAGCACGGTCTTCACGAAGTTCTGAAATTTCTTTGTGAAGTGTTTCCATTACAAACTCATCAAGAACCTTTGCGTGTTCTTTCATGTGCTTGCGATATGCAACACGATCTTCTGCTAGTTGGTTTTTATCTGCTTTGAATTCTTCTAGTTCTTTGCCGATTACATCACCAATCATTGTGTCCATTGCTTCTACGATATTTGCTTTGTCGTTTTCATAACGCTCTGCAAATTCTTCACGTAGTTCTGTTGCAATTTCTTCTCTCGCTTCAGTTAACTTGGTTTCCCATGCTTCACTGATTGAAGATCTAACCTCTTCGGAGAGCATACCTGAGTTTAATAGTTCATCAATAGTCTGAGCCATATTAATCTCTCCTATACTTTAGGTTGCTTATAAATTGAGTCACCTCTTCTTGGAGGTAACGTTGTGCTCTATTATCGTATCTTGCTGCATCGGCAACATCCATTAATACATTGCCCCGTCTATGATTCATAATTCTTTCATAGATTGGATCGGGATAAGCATCTGGAGCACTTGGATTAGCAACAATGTCAACTGTGATGATTTCAAAGTCAGAAACTATTCCATCATCATTAACATTGCCACTGCCTCTGCTAGATACGCCTAGTTTTACTCCACTATCCAGTAGGGTTTTACAAATATTTCCCATTGGAGTAGGTAGAATTTTTAACTTACCTATACCATTCGCGCCCTTTGTATCCATTTCTGTGATAACATGACTCACACGGTCTAAATTGATATTTAAATCGTCTGGATGGTCGGCTTCGCCTAAAACTGAAAATCCTTTTTTGATCTTTTCATTAATTGCTTTAACAGCACTATGAATTTCATCTTTTTTATAGATTCTTCCGTTTTGATTTCGTACATCACCTTCGATAAAGATACCCTTCATATACAGGCTTTTGCCACCGTTACCGTCATCAACGGGTTCGGTGACAATGTTTGCCTGATTATATGTTAAGTGCTCTTGTAAAGACTTGTACATTATTACTCTGCTTTCTTAGGTTTCGGTGCTGGTGATGGTTTGCCTGCTTCTTGTGGACCTTTTACGCCCATGTCTTTAACAGCAGGTGCTGAACCACCTTTTTCTTCACTTACGTCTGTTGGATGTGGGTTACCCATTTCGTTACCCGCATCTTTAACTGGTGATGCTTTACCATCGTCACCATCTGTATGTGAAACGTTTACGTTATGCATTTTTGCACCTTCGCCGAAAGCCATCATTTCTTCTTCGCCTTCGTCGTCCATTTCGCCTTCGTCATCACCCATTTCTGCTTCTTCTTCGTCGCCCATTAGGTCTGCGAATGCTGCACGTAGTTCTGCGATTGCATCTTCGACATTTGACATTGCTTCTTCTGGTTCTGGTGCTTCTTCGTCACCGCCGATTTCGCCCATGTCAACTTCCATGTCCATTTCTTCACCATCTACTGGCGTTTCATCGTCCATGTCTTCGTCGTCATAGATTTCTTCACTGTCGATTTCGTCTTCTGCTGACTCGATATCGTCTAGGAAATCTTCTTCTGCATCGTAATTGTCAATGCCTTCTTCTAGATCAGAATCATATGTCTCATCTAGATCTTCTTCCTGAATATCTTCTTCAACACTCTCGTCGCTTTCGCTTAATGCTGACCAATGTGCTTTTGCTTTTTCAACAAAAACATCATGTAGAAGGTCGCTTGCTTTTTCACGCTCTTCGTTTACAAGATACTCAAGGACTTTTACTAGTTTACTATTACTCATTGTAATCTCCTTAAATTTTTTTACAGGCTTACCGTTATTGGTTTACAATATTATTTAGCAAGTAAAGTGTTTTACCTGCTAAAATAGGGGTAAAAACGGTGTTTTTTCCCCTATCATACTTGTATAAGTATTTTTTAGTCTTTTTATTGCTGCGGAATAGCATAAATTCGACGAACTCTCTCAGACCTACTCGAATTTTCTGCTTTATGAATCTCACGTTGTTTGCGCAATCTGTTTAAATGTTTTAATGTAAGACGACTTCTTCTAACATCATCTTTGTCACGATTGTTAAAATTGTCATCTTCCGCATCATAATTTTCTGTTAAAAATTCATCACTTCTCACTGATTTTCTCCCCCTAGCGTAGGTGTTTCTGTGGCATTTTCAGTACCACTGATAGGCGATTCGCCAGAATCTGCGTCATCGCCACCTAAATCTGAATCTGCGCCGATATCCATATCTCCAGCAGATGGCATATCAAACCCTCTTACACCAACACTTCCCAATCCTGGTTCAGATTCTGTGTTAGGTTTAGGACTACTCTCGTTTTCTTCTTCCCATAGACGCTCATTTTTAAGAATTTCATCTTCTGTTAGTCCTAGATATTTTTCTAGGATAAATCTTCTACTCAAATAAGGAGAACCTTCAAGAGAACCAAATACGTTAGCACGTGCTGCGTGAATTTCAATCTCTTTGTATGTACTAAATGATTGTGGTTCTACAAACTTTAATTCAAAGACACTAGTATCGATACTAATTCCACGGTTCTTTAAGAACAATTTAAATTCTCTGTCAAAAACAGGACAAATAATATTTTGTAGTCGTTGACAATACTGATTGAATCTGTATTCTTGAATAAATGCTGTTCCTACTCGTCCATCAACATATGTTGCTGTTCCGTCATCTGGACCTGTTGGTAGATATGAACTCGGAACACGCAGCGCTCTTAACATTTTATTTGTGAAATAACGTAAGTCATCAATCTGTCCTAGATTTTCGCCTCCAGGAAGAACTTCTACTTTACTGCCACGCCCTTCTGCCGTCTGAGCAAAGAAATAATCTTCCATAATACTCAGTGGATTATAAGCAGCATCCATAATAGTTGTACCACCGCCACTCTTACTAGGAATACGCTTCTGGTGAATTTCGTTCTTTACACGCTCAACAAATCCCATTGCTTTGTTTGCTGGCATATTACCAACATCAACATAGAATACTCGACGTTCTGGAGCACGCTGAACACGATAAATGATAATAGAATCTTCAAGCAATTCTTTTTGCTTGTATGTTTTGAAAATAGGGTCTAGGATACTAGAACCAAATGGATGGTTGTTATCCATTCCTTCGGTCAATGCTGCGTGAACAACGTGACTAGAATCTACATTGTATTCTTGAATATTACCACCGCCTGGATTGCTATAGTCGGCACTGCCCGAACCATATCCTGTTCTGTCAACAGTTTGCCCGCGCATCATACTATTAACTGTACTATATGTTTGCGCATGTTGAACAGGTTCACTGACCGTTTTGTTTTTCATATTCAAGTCAATGTTTTTTACAACATATTGCTCTGGTTCTTTTCCTTTTGCTTCGTTTACGATAACCTTGGTTACGTCAACGGGATTTACATAGTATAATTCCCAAGTTTCTGGGTCACGAATAAAAAATTGGTCGCCATACTTGATAGAATTACGAAATGTTTTAAAAATTCGTCTATCCCAATCTTGTAAATTACACCATTGGCGCAAAGTTTGCTCTAATATTTTTGATTCGCTTTCTGTTAAATCTTCACTATAACTAAAAGCAAACGGCAATTCTGTTACTTCATCTTTTTGTGTGCTAAATTCAGCAATGATATCAAGGGCAGCATTAACTTCGCTGTCCATGTCCATTTGGTCATATTGTGCGTATCTTTCGACACGATTTGGTTGTCCACTGTATACTTCTGGTAACCAACTTTGAAAACGACTAGACGCACTAGGTTTCATCCCAACACTGCTGCCTGAACTTTGTCCTTGATATACTGTGAAATGTTTTTTCCAACTCATTTTTTATCTCTTTTGTTAATATAGGGGTATTTATCTTATATTAATCGACTTCCCCATCACGCATATGTTCTACTAGGTCATATGGGTTATCATACCTGATGCCGACTAACCCCCCTAATTTTTCACGTCCCTGCTGTTCTCTAATATTATTCATAACTCGAAATACTGCACTTTCTCCACTTCCCCATTCTTTAATTCCTGCTGTGTGGTCAGCAGTGATCGCAGTATTAAGAGCAATTTCTTGTTGATAATTTAATTGCATTCTTTGAACATCGAATGAAAATGCTGCTCTTA